ACAGAACAACAACAGGCTGTCGAAAAAGCCCAGCTGCAATCAAGCCACTGGCAATGTGTTCTGCACCCGATAACAATTCTTGATAACTGACCTCTCTCTTTTGATCCACCAAAGCTATTTTATCTGGGAAACATCTGGCAGCCTCCCTTAGATATTCTGAAACATTTTTTGTCATCATATTGTATCCCTATCTCTCTTTTTCTATTGCCCTTCTCTTCCGTCAATAATTTTTCTCCTTTAATAAAAAACTAACTTCTTGGCTCATATCTATCGCTCTGCCATCGCACAACCAAACTGACCCTTTTAAAGCTCTGGTTATTATAAATACTCCAGAGTGTCACTCTTACTTAGCTTACAGAATACCCTCCATCAATCACAAAATCAGCACCTGTAATCCATCTTGCTCTGTCACTTAAAAGGAATACTATCATTCCGCTCACATCCTCTACCTCTCCGAATCCAAGAAGGTGCTTTTCTATCAGCTCCTTTGAAAACCCTTTTTCCTCAAAATATCCCTCTGTCAGGGCAGTCTTTACAAATCCCGGACTTACTGTATTGACACGACAGTTTCTTCGATATAGCTCCTTGGCAAATGAACGGGATGCTGTCACCATTGCCGCCTTTGAAGCGCTGTATGCAAAGCTTCCTGCTTCTCCTGTCTGTGCTGCCACAGATGCCACCGCCACATGAGAACTTTCGTTGTATGTATATTTTTTCCGACAGAGCAAACTCATAAGATTGACATATCCCCAAAAATTCGTGTCCATAATATCACTGCCCAGTGCCTCTGAGTATGACAAAAGTGGTGTTGCTCCACTAATCCCTGCAGTATAGACACTACCATGCAGCTTTCCATGAAGCTTCACAAATTCCTCTATTG